TGTTTGAATATCCGGTGCGGGTATAAAAATCGTTCGTATTATAGCGGTAATAATTTTGCGTACAACTTTTAACGTGAGTTGCCGAGTTTTGCAGTACTACTAATGTACCTGCATACTGAGCAGGATAGTTAAGTACTGATGTTGCGTTAGCATTTAGATTTTGCTGAAAGATTCCCTGAACAGTACCGTCTAGATCGTTAAGGTCAGTACCTACTGGAATAAGACCACGAGAAGGTAGTGCACTGACATCATCAGCATTTAAAACAATATCAGAAGTTAAGGTATATCCATTTACCTTTCTTGCAGTACTCACTGCCCCTAAGTTAGTTAACGCCCCAGATGCAGAGGAACTACCTGTACCACCGCTTGTGACAGGAATTGCTGTATTGAAGGATGGAGTACCATTAAACTGTAATTTATTTGCAGATAAAGTAAGCGTGCCTTGATTGCTTGATCCTTCAATGCCACCAGATGAAATAATCCGTGTATCGTAATCATTATTAAAACCAGAACTATGAAAATCAACAAAGGCAGAACCTGCTGTCGTAAGGCTTCCTAACTCTATTCCTACTGATCCGGTTTTAGCTGCACCTACGGTTAAACTGTCAAGATTTTGAGTACCAGACCATGTATTGCTTGCATTAAGTAACGGGATATTTGCACCAGATGTTCCTGTATTGTACGTACTTACAGTACCTAACCCAAGTGAGGTTCTTGCACCTGCTGCGGTAGTACTTCCTGTACCGCCCTGAGCAATACTTAGTGCAGTTGTTAACCCGGTTAGGCTGGTAATATCTGAGTTAGCACCCGCTGATGCACTACCTGAAATGTCAGTACTTAAAAGTACTACGTTAGAGGATAGCGGCTTACCGTTGATAGTACGGCTTGTTGGAACTGCCCCCAGTGCAGTTATTGCACCTGATGCGGTAGTACTACCAGTACCGCCTTGTGCAACACTAAGTGCAGTGGTTAAGCCCGTGATACTTGTAATATCTGAGTTAGCACCTGATTTAGCACTACCGGAAATGTCAGTATTTGAAAGTACTACGTTTGATGAAAGTGGCTTTCCGTTAACAGTGGTTGTTTGTGGAACACCATTAAGGTTTTGCAGTGCCTGTGTATTCGTAACTGCCCCAGTACCACCAGAACTGATCGGTAATGCAGTACTCAACGTTGCAGATGAAGCGTTAAGACCACCAGTAATCGTCAGGTTGCCAGTACTGGAAAGTGTCAGAGCATCAGAACTATCGGTAGTTGCACCAGTGGCTAATCGGTAGTTACCTGCCTGGACGGTTTCATGGAAGATTGTGTCACCAGTACCGCCACGCATTTTACGCAAATAAGATTTAGTACCTGCTGCGGCTGCGGATAGTGATGTATGACCATAAGTTGCTGCTGCAACACCGTCCTGATTAATTGCCCCGTTGACAGTTGCTCCACCAGTTAAAGTACTGGCACCTGTCACGGCTAAAGTACTGGATAGTGATAATGTTGTTCCTGACAGGCCACCTGTCAGAGTACCGCCCGTCTTTGGTAGACCATTCAGGTTACTGAGTGCTGTTGCGGCTACAGAACTACCAGTACCACCATTTGATACAGGCAGGATTCCTGAAACGCCCTGTGTTGCACCTGCGTTAAGTACTGGTTTATTAGCTGTGCTGTATACCTGATCGTATACGGTACTATCAGTATTCTTAATGTACAGACGTGGAGTACCTGATTCAGTAACGACCATCTGTGCTTTACTCATACCACCACCATCTACAAGGCCAACACCAAGTAGATCAACACCGCCAGGATTCATCGTATTTGTAACTGGTACTTTAATGAATGAATTACCACCGTCTGATTCATAATGCGGTACGGTAATACCATCAGCACCTACCCCAAAATTACCCAGTACTAATGGGAATTGATCATCAATCGATCCCTGACGAACGATAGAATCAGGCGTAAAAGTCCAGGTACGCCCGTATACTTTATTAATGTCTGCGTCATCCTTTTGTGCAGTAATACGCCCATTAAGAATAATGTAGTTCTGGCGTAGTGATGTCTGACTTTCATAAAGACTGAACTTCAACTGAAATGAACGATTTACAGCGTATGCATTGCTGAGGAACATATGACCTGTATTTGTTGGTACATAATTTACTACAATGCTGATGTTACTGATTTTAAGACCACCAGTGATGATGCTAGTAAATTCCTGATCATATGTTTCTATTGTTTGTGTGGTACTGTTGATTTTAACTTCTGGAAATGCAGCCAGATTATCAATAATCGTATAGATAGATGTTGGGTATGTATTATTCAGATCAGTACTGTAGGATAGCAACGTGCGGTTGCCGAGCATAATTCCTGCCATTATTGTTATTCTCCATTATTTGTAGTACGTGCGATGTAATTAATCTGGCACGTTGTCATAATGGTATTTATGGCTGTATCCGGGTCGGTATCATCGACTACTGAGAGTAATTTTAATGAACTAACATTAATGCCCTTCTCTAACAGGCCAGCAACTAATTCAGTACTGAATAATACTGAATGTACTGAATCCATTGTTTGTTGTGCTTTTGATTCACTCTGCGATGTTACCAGCACATCCATTGTCATCATTACAGAATGTCTAGTACTGTATTCTAGTTGTTCGTATTGTTCGGTTACATTGCTGATCATCAGAATGTAATCACTGGATGTCTGAGTGTTAGTTTTTGCGGCCTTTCTTACTTTCAAACCAGAAGACGAAAAAAGGATTGAAATATGATTTTTAATAATTGAAATGTTCATGTATTCAAGCCTCTGTAATAGACGTTACATAGACCTGACAGATCATCAATGATGTTATAAACCTCATACTGAACATTATTCAGTACAAAGGAATCATCATAGGTGATCTGGTCACGGCGGCATGTAAAGTAGTTTTCTGTTGTTTGTATCAGTCCTTCGGTAGTTTGAATTTCTATTTCGGACTGTTCGAAAATGACAGTAATAGCACTGCCATTATCGAGTACTAATTGTTGACCAAAACTATTAAGCAGAACATCCATATCATTTGATTTGAATGTTCTCATAATATTAAACCAGTTTAATTACGCGAAATGCTTCTGGATTGGTAAGTACAAAATCGAGATCTGCCCATACGCGAGCGATAACAGAACCGCGATTACGGTTTGTGGTATCGTCCATATCTAACTCAAGTGCATCACCCCATTGTGCAATCGCTACTTTGGAGAAATCACCGAGAATAATGAAATCCTGGCCTGCAAGTACTTTAGAGTCATAAGAAGGTACACCGCATAGATCGCCATCATCGAAGAGATAAACGGCTGCGGTATTAGTACCGCGTAGGGTTGTACGTAGAGTCGCTTTGGTTTGTGGACTCATAACAGCACTGATAGAGCTGAACGGTACACCTTCATCACCTAATGCACCCTGAGCGGCAACGATAGTTGCATAATCGTATGCATCAACGGTTTGTACTTTACCAGCGGTCTGTGCTGCTGCAACGATACCCTGCATGATTAGGGTTTCAAGACGTTCGGCAGAACCTGCAACGATTGCCTGGGTAACGATTTGTTCAATCTGAGGACAAGACTTAACTACGCTGCGGCTTAGTGGTACAGAACCAGTGAAGGTTTTTGCCTTCATTACTACTGATTCAAAATTAGCATCAACTTCTGGGGATACGCCATTTTCAGAAATAAAACCGAAACCAGCGGTAAAATCACCAGATAGCTTTGGTAGAGCAATTTCAGAAGTTAGCCCGGTATACATTTGTACTGGGAAATTTTTTAGTACTGATTCAGCACGTAGTACATCAATGAATGAACCGTAAAGTACATCAGTGTGAATTACATCTTTTGCAGTGGTAGTAGTTACACCAGCACGAACTGCATTAACAAAATCAGCATCACGTACAATAACACCCTTGTTACCATATTCAATGCCAGTTTTATCACCATCCATAATAGAACGGATTAGAGAATTAAGAGAAAATTCCATTTTTTTATCTTCCTTGATAATAGTTTGTTTGTTCATTACCTGGCGTTTGAAAGCATCAATGTTTATGCCAGTACTGATTGCTGAATTAGTAATTTCAGCGTTAATATTGAAAGTACGAGAAATTGCCTTAATTTCTGCAATTCGTGTTTTTTCGTCAGATTCATCCTCTGCCTGAACTTCCTGTTCTGGTTCAGAATTAGAATCTTTTTGTTCTGAATTATTTATTGAATCTGTTTCGTGTACTTCTTCTGGTTCTTGTGCTCGTTCGGCTTCTTCCCGTTCGGTAACTTGAATTTCTTCGGTAGTAGGTTCAGTACCATCACCAGTAATTTCAGTACTTTTTTGATCGTGTTCTGATTCATCTGTTCCTTCTTCGAGTGAACGGCCTACACCAACTTGATCATCTGCCGGTACTGAAACCATACTGATTTCGTAAGGTTCCCATTTAGTAACTAACAGGTTGTCGCCTTCAATTCGATAATCAAGAATGGAATAACCTACGGAAACTTTGCTTAAAGTACCTTCACGTACCATTTCATATTTTTCAGCACCAATACCCACTGAGCTAAAACGTACTAATGCCCGCCCAATATGATCAGAATCGATCGATGCAGATTCAATTACACCAATGTGATTATCGAAATCATGGTTGAATAGTAGTGCGGCTTTGTTTTGCAGACGTTCAAGACTAATATTCTCAGGATCATGCAAAAGAATTTCGTTATATTCCTGCCCACCAATATTACGTACAACTGGATTTTCCGAACTAAATGCAAGGGATACAGTACGATTGTCTGTATCGGAAAGTACGTCACTCGTTAACGTCATCTCCCGTTTCTGGTTTTTGTTGAATTTCATTATTTGAACTTCCTTGTTCGTTTTTATCTTCTGTTTTATTTATCTCCGCTTCTCGTTTAAGTTCTTCAAATACGTGCTGAGGTTCCATGCCTAAATCACGGATAATTTGAGACTTCGATTTAACGCCCATTTCTAATAGTACTTGCTCGTACTGTGCATCTTTATTTGGATCAAGTGATATCTGCCGCACTGTTATAAAGTTCACACTGGCAATATTTTCAAAATTAGTGAAGCTTAGGTTATTAAGTTCAGTCACCATGATCCGTTTAATAAATTCACGGTAGATAGGTTTGAGTACTTTACTGATGAGTAAATTAGAGCGTGTTTTGAATCCTTCACGTGACATACGATCAGCTAATTTACTTGCTGAATAACTTGCAGAACTTGTATCAGAAATCAGTGATTGTTTCGGAATACCCAGACCAGTACTGATAGTCGTTAGAACAGCATCATAGAACTCTGTAATCTTGTCTGTACCTGCCTGTGGGTTAAGAGTCTGGATCTGCTGGCCGGGGGCAAGTTCTTTGATACTCCCCGGTTCAAAGTACTCGACATACTCACGATCTGGATTCTCACCATCTAATAGTTCCTCTTGCGTGTTATCGCTATTGGTAATGAATCCCATAGCTGAACTTGCGATCTTCTTCTGTAGTACAGTCGCTTCGTTGTAGCTATTGAAGTCATCAAGAGTTTTGATTACAGCGATACAATCAGGGAATCCTCTTTCTTGACCGCCTGCGAACTCTGGAAGGAAATAATGAAGTACTTCACTGGCTGGTACACGTTGAGTACTGTTAGTCTGGATGGTGTAATTCAAGGGATTGATATCTGCCACATGATAGGCCAATACCCGACCTTGTTTATCACGCTCAATACCATTACTGATGTATGCACCGTCTTTTAGAAGTTCGTTCTTAGTACTGGGTATACGTGCTGCATCAATGATAGATACCTGTAGTTCATCACCATCGCTATGTAGTCGAACGAAACATTCACCATCTGTAGCTCTTGAACGCTCTACAAGAGCCTGGAAGGTATCAAAGCTGATAGTACCTTCAGCACTGAATCGGTTAGCATCTGAAGCCCACTCGTAAAAGAGCTTGTCTAATCGGTCTGCCAGTACTGGATCAGTTTGTCCATCGAGGCCAATTGGTGAAGGTCTTACGGTGATACCGTCTGCACCAGCTACAGTACCTGCCGATAGGTTCACGTACTGACGTGCATACGGATTCTGTAGAACCAGAGAACGGCTGGCATCGCGTAAGCCGGTTAGAGACTGGCGTAGAACAGCATTGATGTTAACGTTCTGAACACCAGTACCGTAAGATCCTAAAATCTTGTTGGGCAATCCGGTAAGTGAACGTGTGTTAGCTTTAAACTCTGTATTAGTGGTTTGATACCTACGTGCCTGCTGGGATTGTTTCTTCGGTAGTTCAGGCTGTTGTTCTATATGCCGTTTATTAAAAGGCCACATCCTTGTGATCTCCTGTTATTAGCGGCAATGAATAGTACTTTTAAAAAAGCCTGTATTGCCCTTAGTTAGTTTACGTTTCAGGTCATTTACCTGTTTAGTGATATTGTTTTTGAGATTAATCAAAGTGTTAAGATCTTCTTTAATTAAGGTCTTATTATTGATGGTTAACGTATGGGTATCACCGTTAATACGTGCAGTAATAATGCTATTTATATCATCTAATTGTGTTTGAAGTTCTGTTAATCTGTCGGTCTGTGCCATTGGATCAATGACGGTTAAAGTACTAATCGTTAATTCACCGTTATTGTTGTATACGACTGAGTAATAGCCTGATTGCCATTCTGAGGTATCAATAGCTACTGATTCAGTATCATTCTGTGTGCTGTGTGTGAATAACGTATTAGCACTATTCCCGATTTTAATTGTCATATTAGGCTGTAGTACTTCATTCAGTACTTCACCGATATAAATTGTTTCTTTCATTTTTATTTATCCCTATCCGAACCATGATTTACCAATACTGGTTTTGTTTACTGGTTTAGTATATTTAGTACTTTTATTTCTGGTTTCGGTAGGTTGTTCGAAAGGTATATTATCTGGTTCTATTTCTTGTCGTTTAGTACTTCGGTACTCCCGCAATTTCTTAAAAGGTAATCCCCCTAATTTACTGAGTGCCAGTTTCATCATGCATAATGAATAGACTAATGTATCTAACGCCTCGTTCCTTCGTCCTGTGATCTGCTTCCATCTAACACCAGTACCAGTACGTTCTAAATTCTCAGATGTGAGCTGATCAAAGTAGTCATCAGGTAGATCGTGTGCAAAACGTATCGTTAACGGTGCATCTGTACCTGCAATAGCGTTGTTAAGTAGGCTACGTACCCATGTCTTACCCTCGTGTACGTTCAGCATGTAAAACTGCCTGCCATCGGTAGTACTACGCTTGAACAAGTCACCTGATGTACTGCTACTACCTTTAATCATTTCAAACTTCTTATACTGCTGACAGAAACTATGTACCGTTTGCATCGCTCTACCGTTACCACCGTCAACGGCAACTTTAAGTACAGGTACTTCACGCCCTGATACTGTTTTAAACTTCTGATTACAAAATGTAGCAAGATCGGAATATGCTTTTGCACCTTTGACCTCACAGTTAGGACTGTAGAAGTAACGATATCCTAAAACGAATAATTCAGTTTCATTAAAACCTAAAATCTGACTCTCGACACGATCTAATTGCTGATCGCAACCGACGACAATTCCCAGTACTGAATCAGGTATATTCGATAAATCAAAAGTATCATCACGTAAATTCTCTAATGCTAAATCATCGATATCTTCTTGAAGGTCTGAATAATGTAAACCTAAAACAGTATTATAGAATGACTGATAGTTATATTCGTACCACGCTAATTCAAATTCTTTTGCGATAGCCTGAATAGTACTGTTCGGTGAATACAGACGATTAATAAAGAATCCTGCTGTATCGGTTACTTCTGGATTCTGTGCGATCCAACGTCCACCAGATACCATCTTAATACGTTGAGATTCGGATATCTCTTCGTGACATTCTGGACAATGTAACTTTGCTGTACTGGAATCTGGAATATTACGTTTGCCGTTCTTCTTCCACTCAAAGCGTACGTTCTCCCACTTCAAAGTATGTTCATGCTGGCAGTGAATACATTTTACAAAGTACTCACGTTGATCACTGTTCTGGTACTCAACATCGATTGCATCACCGGAAAATGTTGGAGTACTTGAAATAAGTATTTTTGCTTCCTGTCCGAAATCAGTTGCACGTTGTTCAGCAAGACGTATCGGATTCCCCTCTTCTGAGTTCTGATCAATTGCCGATACTTCATCAAGTACTATCCGTTTAAGCGTTTTGCCGCGTAATGCTTTCGCAGATCCTAAAGTCATAAAGTACAAGAAACTACCGTCTTTTAATTCGGTCTGCTGTTGGTTATTCGCTTTCGTTTTGTCGTTTTTGTCTGTAACTAAATCTGATAGTACTGGCACCTGTTCAATTGTTTTATCAATTTTAGCTGACTTCCATTGCTTTAGCTCTGATAATGAACTTTGTGCAATACCTATATTGCTGGAATCAGTAGCCATCCAGTAAAATACAGCACTATTAAGTAATGTAGTTTTGGCGATTTGAGCACTGGTTTTGTAAATAACTTTGCGGTATCGATCATCATCGATAATATCTAACATTTCTTTCTGAAATGAATATAGCTTTAACTTCTGTCTGGCTGATGCACCATCCGGTAGTACTAAATGTTTCTCTGCCCATTCTGAGGGTTTATATTTTTGAGGCGGTTTTAATATTTTTATAGTACGTTCAAGTACTTTTATTGCTCTGCTTATTTTCGTTTTCATCTTCGTCATCCGTTCCTTCCTTGCCTTGTTCGTCCTCGTCTTGTTCGTACTTCATATCTCCGATTTCAGTTAGTAATTCATCGATTCGCTGTTGTAGTACCCGCTTAACTTTTAATGCTGAATCCTGCTCGAATACTTCGTGATGGATCTTGTTAGGTAAGTTACGGAAATAATCACGAAAGCTTTTGAAAAATGCGGTTAGTTCTTTATGTACTTCATCGGCGGGGATCATTTGCTCAGTACTTAATTGTACTTCGGCTTCTACTAAATCAGCTTCTGCACGCATTTTACGCAAACGCTCTAATTCTATTTGTTCACGTATATCTGTTTGGCGTAATGGAACCAGAATTTGGTCAATGATCCATTGTCTTGTTTCATCTTCATTTGTTAAGGGCATCCCCTTTGCTTTCCATTGTCGTACAGTACTTTCATCGTATCCGTATTGTTTAGCTATCGCTCTTAGACTAATCATATTTTGCAAACTCCATTATTCATTAAAGTATTTATAGATTTTGCCGATAATGTATTATTAAAATAGAGGGAGTAAAAATGACTGATAAAGCTGATTCAAACACCGTCAAAACTATTATGGATGAATTTTTAAAAGATGAGGGAGTAAGAGCAAGATTAAGAATGATTCTTACGAGAAAAAGAAATGATTGGGAGAAATGGTTACAGGTTGAACTTGAGTATTTCATAACTCAACTACCTAATATCTTTGTAGAGCGAGAAATACCGGCGTTTCCAGATAGGCGGGTACTTCGTGACAAATATAAAATGTTCATCGACTTGGCTTTCAGAAAAAAGCGTACACGTGTTAATTCATATATTTTCCTTGAATTAAAATGCTCAAGAAGCCCGCAAACTTTAATTAATGGATTTAATAAAGACGTAAAAAAAATCAATGCTCTTAGAAAATGTCTATTAGAACAAAGATCATTTTGGTGTGTAGGTTTTCATCTTAATTGCGAACCTCATAACATGAAGAAAATGAATGAGTTCGTTAATGATTGGTACTACGGCTACAGCAAAGTAGTTAAACTTTGCAACTGTGGTGATGAAATAGAATGTCCATGTACTGATAACAAGATTGGATTTGCCGTAATTTAATCTGCGGTGCGGGCTGATCAAAAAAACGTATATACATACAAAAGATCGGCCTGCCGAACACTCCCGATGGAATGTACTTGCCGAGTACCTTTTAAACGTGCCTGTATCGCTCTGTATGAAGTTGTAATTAATTAAACGCATCCCTGCATTGTGCTAATCAACGTTGTGCAGAATGCGATACAGGTTGTTCTATAATGTGTTCTAAATAGTAATTACGAATTGCTATGATTTCATCTTTATAAAATGTATGGTTAATGCCGGAATAAAGCTCCTGTACTGTTTGCCAGTACTGAACATTCATAAACTCTTTTGCGACAGTCAATAACAGGCAACATGCCCTGCCCATTTGTATAGCGGTTACTTCTTCCGAACCTTGTTCAAAGTTCGAAATGTCATCTAATGCTTTGTGTGTAAGTTTGATACTTTGATCATCAGACAACGATTCAAATGCGAGGGTGTCGTCTGCAATTTTCTGTACAATTCTCATACACTTCCCGGTGTTATTGTTTTAACTCCGGCCAGTCTGGAACTAATCCTTCCTGTCTGCAATACTGTACAAACACACAGTGTCAATAGAGTACGGTCAGTACTGGCTGGGCGTTATCGAAAGGGATTGCTTTGTACTGCTCTATGACGAACCGTTAGAGAGAGTACTTGACGGTCTAACATACCTGAATGCGGTTCGGCGTATGCATGAGGTACACGATGATGATTGGTTTTGTGATCAGGGTGAACTTCCATTCTGAGAGGGATATCAAGTACTTGATAGTTGTTGTAGGATAGTTGGCAGGTTAAACAATAATGCTTGATGGGATTTTCATACAAGGTTGCTAATAATGACAAACGATAAAATAGTAATAACTGGTTTTGATAAAAACCAATCTATGTACGATAAAGAAAATAATACTTTTAAGTTGATGGTTTTTACTTTATCAGAAACACCTACAGATGAGTGGGCAGAGACTTACAGAAGCGATGGATACATGAGTTATACTACGTCCAATTGCCAATTTAAGAATAAAGAATTACATTTACTCAATTTTAATTGCCCCATCGATAACTTACAATCTTTTGTAGATGAGTTAAAGGGTCGCTTTGAAAAAGTAAATTCAAAGTTAGAACAGAAAAAAAATGAAGAGCAAAGTTATCACTCAACTATTGATAACTTAAAATTCTAAGATGCTTACCCTGAACAGTATTGGTGATGACAAGTATTGTTCAGGGCTGTTCTATACCCCGTAGATTCATTTATGTTTTACAGGATTAACAATGGATCGTGTACTAAACATTATTAACATCCTGCTTCTCAGTATTGTAGGAATGCTGTTGCTTACTGGCGTGATGGTACTTGTACAAGGAAGTAAGGTAGATTTTAAAGCTGCTGACTGGTGGGCGGCGTTAAGTGCTGTAGCAACTGTCGGTACACTTGCAGTTGCTTTGCTTGCCTACAATAAGTGGATTGACAATAAGAATAGAGAACGTGCCTACGAAATAGTAGATGATTTAATCACTGTACAATACATTAAAATCTCTGTATTAATTGAACAGTTAAATTTTAAAGCAGTTAATTTAGACTCAAAATTGAATGGTGTTAATCATTGTTTAAAAGATGAGGTTCTGGATGATTATATCAAATCATTTGATGAACTAAACACTGAACTTCAGTCTTTAGCAAAAAGCATTCATTTCAAGTTTTATGTAATAACTAAATATGGATATTTCCCATTGGTGCCTTACTTAGGCTGCCATGTGAATTTGATGAGAAAAATTGAAATATTTGATAGTATTATCAAAACATACTATAAGAACATTGACTGTATTTACATGAGTGAAGCAGAATTTATTAGAAAGAGATTCATTAAAAAAATGAAAAGCTCTCTACCTTCTGTAGTGAGTCACCATGAGCAAATGACAAAACACATTACATTCATTTTAAGTTTTAAACAAAGCATTTTTGATTACCTGACAAAAGAAAAACCAAATGAAGAAACACACCCAATTAAAATTTCAATTTGGTAAAAATTTCTACTGCTTCCAAATGACTAAAGGATAACATATGTTTGCAGAATTATTTCAGTTCCTTAATTTATTGCTTTCCTTATTCAAGTATCTGACACCTAAGCAGAAGGAACAGGTAGTAGATGTATTTGTAGATTTATTTCAAAACATATTCAAGTCAAAGAAATCAAATAAACAATCAAATGTTGATAGTACTACTGTTAAAGAAGCTGTTGATACTATAACCCCAGATCAATGGCAAGGTTCTATAGCTGCAACAATGGCAATTTTACCATCTTCAATTAACGATATTAACAAACGTAAATTTACTGCTGCTATGGTGGAATTAATACAATCAGATCAGTTTCTTTCAGAATTAAACAGACGCATTGATAAAATAGATATTAAAGAAGAAGATCTTTATACCGAGCAATGCTCCCTTGAAATGAGAAAGCTAATTGCAGAAATGATCAGGGATAAGAAATTCTAACCAAATTCCCCTGAACAGTACCGCAACAAACAAACCCCAAACATGGTACTGAACAGGGGATCAAAGTGTACCTAAGTGTAAACAGATTTCAATTACAGAATTGATGATTTATCAGTTAACAAGGCTTATTAAATTCTAATGGGTTCAGTAAAATTAGTACTTTAGTGTTGAATAAGTCCGTGTTTTTTACATCAAAATTACATTCATATATATAATTTTTGCACTATATCACTTTCAATCAATAATCAAGCTAATTTAACTTAAGTCCTTGCTATAAATGCGTATCAGGAAATAATTGACATTTTATTTAAAATCCTTATAAAAGAATTAAAATCAGATGCTTATAAGGATTTTAAAATGGGATTTTGGTCAAGCGTGTCTAAAAAAAATGTAGATGCATTCGCAAAAGTAGCAAATGGTATTTCAGAAATGTCAAGCGTCAATGAAAATAAAACAGTTAATAGTAAAAAGCAAAATGATAGTAATACTGCCAATAAAAAATCTAAAATTTTAGACGATATCTTATCATCTCTGCCTCCTGATATTTCTCGTTATACCAAGAAAAAACTGACAGAAGTTATAGACTATGAACCTCGCATTGGTGTGATGGGTAAAACCGGCGTAGGTAAGTCGTCATTATGTAATGCAATATTCCAACAAGAGATCTGTAAAGTTAGCCACGTTGAGGCTTGTACAAGAGAAGTTGAAGAATTACCGATCGATGTTGGTGGAAGAAACCTTATTCTCATTGATTTGCCTGGTGTTGGTGAAAGTGAAGAAAGGGATATCGAATATAAGACTCTTTATGAAGAAATAATACCAACACTCGATCTGATTTTATGGGTTATCAAAGCTGACGACAGAGCACTCGGTCCTGATGAAAGCTTTTATAAAAATGTTATTAAGCCACTAAAAGCTGAAGATAGAATCTTATTCGTTCTAAACCAAGCTGATAATATTCACCCGAAAAAGGAATGGGATGATTTTAATAATCGCCCTTCTGCTGCACAAATAGGAAATCTTGAGCGTAAAGAGATTGATGTTTACAATCGCTTGTTTGAAAATAACAATGGATGTGTTGCGGTATCGGCTGAGTTAAAATACAACATTAGTAATCTTGTCAAGAAAATGGTTTTAAGATTACCAAAGCATTCTAAAGCTGCGGTGTATAGTAATCTTCGTGAAGAAAATAAAACTGAAGAGGTTAAGCAAGAATCAAAAAAGGGTTTTACCGAAGCGATAAAAGACGTTCTTGACTCTGTTATAGATAATGCACCTGTTCCAAAGATTGTTAGAGAGCCTCTCAAAAAGGTCAAAGACTATGTTGTAGATAAGATCTCAAGCTTCTTTGACTCATGGTTCTGATTATTATAACGGTTTTTATTTAATTCATTTATAATTAATTATTCCCCTGAACAGTACCAGGTAACAAACCCCGAATGGACGGACGGTGCTGAACAGGGGATCATAGTGTTACCTAAGTGCTAACAGATTTCAATTACAGTTTTTAAATAATAACTTAGGAATGGCCATGGATACTGTATATCACTATTGTAGTGCTGAAACTTTTCTTAACATCATAAAATATAAAAAGTTATGGCTTGGCGACATTAAACACATGAACGATTTTATGGAAATGAATTGGTTTATGGATGTTTTTAATGAAATTATTTCGCCTAATACGACTGAAAAAGCATATAAAAAAATACATGAAGAGGTAGTAAAAAACATCAACCTTACAAGGCGTTATATGTGTTGCCTATCAGAATCAGGTGACATATTAAGTCAATGGCGTTCATATGCTCAAGATGGTACTGGTGTATCGATTGGTTTTAACCCAGAAGAGCTTAATATAAGACATAATGAACTTCTCTCGCAAAACATTCATATAAGAGATAGTTTTTTTCTTAATAAGATGTCTTATTTTTCTAAAGAAAGTGTCCGTGAGAGCATTTTAGAAATTTTATCAAGTGACCAAGAAGTTAATAACATTTTCGCACAAGACAACATAGCATTTGGTAAATTAGAATTAAGCATACAGAATCGCATCATAAAATTATTGAGGCAAATTTTGCATTTATCCATTCACATAAAAAACCCTGCATTTTCAGAAGAAAAAGAAGTTCGTCTTGTTTATAATCACATGCCTACACATCATAACAACGAAAAACATCATATCAAACATTATGCTAATTTTATAGATAGTAAAAATTACCGGGTGTCTAATGGCAACTTAACCTCCTACTATGAATTTCCTTTACTTACAGGATGTTTTAAAGAAATAATTCTTGGCCCAAAAAATAAATTTGATGAAGATGAAGTCAAAGAATTTCTAAAAATGCATAACCTTCCCAATGTAGAAGTAGATAGATCAAAAGCAAGCTACCGATGAAAAATAAAGGGGCATTATGCCCCCTACTCACCTTATCATCCGTCTATTCAAAATGCTGTTCTTTAGTTTTTATTGTTGCTGTGACTGTGTGATTACTATAGGTTCAACATTCAGTGCTACAGCATCAAGTATAGGTTGCTTCTTAGCTTTGATTACATTAGCTAATTCAGTACCTTGATCTTGCTTGCTTTCAAATTCAAAACCGGTAAGGCTTAAGTACTTCACTGGCGTAAGGCGTTCTACACTTCCATTAATGCGAGAGCGTTCTGATTTACCAAGTGTGATATAGCGGTTCAGCACTTCGCCTGGTGTTTTTTCGTTTAATTCCAATAAACGATTCACAACTTCTGAATTTATATTGGTATTATTATCATGCTATGGATCATTAAACTCCATTCAACTACAAATACTTACTATCAATTTTTTCGAAATGTATACATTCAGATACCAACCAGTTTCTAACCAGTATTCCGTTATTTTGACTATTAATTTTTTATCTAAAATGGATTTTATTTTTATTACTTTGTTGCCGTCACTATCGCAAGAAAGTAAAAGAGCTTCACTACCATTGGTGCTTACAATGATTTCATTTCCATCTATATATGCACTATTAAAAATAGATGGGGAATAGTTCCCTATGTAAAGTACAAGTAACAGATAGCATAGTAAAGTCCTTAACCCCCATTTTGAAAAAATGGTATACGATTTTTCTTGCAATGTTCTTTTAAGGCAAGTGTTTAATAAAAATACCAATGAAAATAATAATAAATTTATAACAAGAGCTTTCCACTCCAATGATAAATCGCCGAAGATTATCATTGGAGCAATCATTCCTACACTAATCACAATTATATTTTGAAGTAATCCATTCCTGCTTCGGTAAGCAGATCTCAACAATATAAAGATAGCAACTATAATTATAGAGTTTTGTACAATAGTGAGTACTAAGGAATTAAAATCGACCCATATTAGGCTTAAGGGATAACCAAAATAAACCGAGTTTCCCATTTTGTAGAATACATATGTAACATAAGATAAAAAAGTAACCAACGTTATTATTGAAATGTTGTTTTCTAACTTATATGTGGTACTTTGCATCACTACGCCTTCTTTACAAATAATGTATTTTAGTCCCTACCGCCATTATACACTGTTTTATAGTCATAATAGCTTATTATTAATATTTCACCATCCTCAAATTGTTATGTAGAGTACTGCAAAGTTCAGAGGTGTTAACGATTGGCCTGAAACTTTCTAAGTACTAAGCGTATGAGCAAGTAATGTAGCATTTTACATTTCTATTCTTCATACCGTTCTAACTACCTAATTTGCATATAAGATTTTTTAACTTTTCAACACTTAATACTTCACTTCCACGATGTATCATTGCATGGCAGTTTGGACAAAGGGGAACCATATCGTCAATCGGGTTCACCACATAGTTCTCACCTATTGTATGAAGCGGTTTGATATGATGAACATGTATAAAGCCTTTACCATGCTCACCATAGGCTTTCTCAAAATTGAAACCACAACATCTACAAGAAGTACCATGATGATCAATGCAAGCCTGTCTTGCTTTTGGATCACGCTCATAGGAGTTTACCGTAACTTGCTTTTTTGCACCTTCAGCATAGTTTTCAGGAGAGGTAATTTCATCAGGAAACGGGTTAGGTAAAAAGTCTGCATACCAAACAGCTCCTTCTTTTCGAAGGTAACGCCTGTTTAATTTTCGCTCGAAGCCCTTGATTACTGCGACTTCGGGGTTATCTGGATGTTCAGAGAAAATCATGTTGAAGGTATATAGTTCGTAACCTACATGGACTAAACGGAGATGTTCCAATGCTTGCGTATAGCCCGGTTGCTTTTTGTTATTTGAGTTAGTTTCCCATCTCTCGCGAAGAATCACCGACCGTTCCTGCTCTCTCTCGACATCCCATGCACCAAAGATAACCATTTTTTTGTCGTGATTCACAAATGACCAACTCCAAGTCCAGTTGCTGCAAGTAGCACCATGCGACTGAATGAATTGTTTTCTATTCATATCTACCCCTCTCTTAAGTACTTATTTGTACACAAAAATTGCATACTTGATCCAGTACTTTATGTAGCTATCCAATAGCATCATAGTAAGGGGAAATGACCAAAGTGAGAATTGAGGAACTTGCGGGTCATGTCACACTTACCAGTTCACTTTAGGTACTTCATTTGCTGTACTAACATCTATCGAGCAAAGCGAGAAGTAACGCCTTGCGTCTTTTCGAGTACCGCGAGAAAAACGCAACGTTACGATCTAATATTTGGTTTTTTCAAAGACTGACGAGCGAAGCGAAGTTAGTCTTTTCAGAGACTGAATATCAGTAAGACATTATTAAAACCAATTAATATTAATATAAGGGGGACTAATTCAGGAAAGTACATAAAATGAGCGAAAACTTGCATAAAAAGTCATATTTTGATGTTTTTTGAGGCTATTAGACACTGAATAAACCGGAATTAACCTGAATTAGTACGATAGAACCCTAATTAGTACCCCACTTTCGTACTAATTCAAGAAGGATATATTTTTTTGATGAATTCCGAGAGTTGTTTTTTAGTTGGGTTACTTTCAATAAGTCGAGTGAGATTATATAACTCTTCACCAGTAAGGTACTCACCACCTTGCGGATCATCTGTTCTAATAGGTGTGCCATTTACATACATTGCCCATAGGTCTTGTGATACACCTGTCAATACTATCTTGTAATCATTCACCCTCGATTTAGAATAATCATCCCCTTCGAAGAGTTCACTTGTATCAAGTATTGCTTTTGTTTTAGCTACGCTTATGTCACCCATCATTGTTAATAATAAAAGTATATTCTTTTTCACCATACCTTTCTTAGAACGTTTTGATTTTGTCATGGCATCAATACGTTCCTTGATAACGTTTTGTGCAGCACTTGTTAACTGATTTAGATTTTTAACCCCTGCTAAGTGACTACGTAGGTCATTATTCTGATGTACCGTTTCTTTTCTTCCGCGTTTCTTTAGTTCATGTGGTTCTTTCTTTTTTGTCATAATAAATACTCCTGTATAAATGTTAATTAATTGAGCACTATAGCGATTCCACCCACTACAGGTCATTGCCTCAATATTTCATTTGTTAGTTGTAAAAAGTACCAGAACCGTAAATTCTGATACTTTTTTTATTACAGTTTAATTGTTATTGCACCTGCTTGAATGTCATCTTTCAGTACTTGAATACGTTGATTCAACGCATCAATTATCTCAGGTAATGGATTTGGTTCTGTTTTGTACTTTTTAATTACTCGCTCGATTGCAGTGATCTTACCTTTTTGCCAGGCTTGATGTGCTTTCTCTGGAGCATCAAATGTACCGAAACTCACCTTTTTTGATTTACCATTGTTTTGTAATTGATTACATTGACTTTGATATCTATTACCTTTGATACTAACCCCTATTGGTAAACTGCCACGTGATGCAGCCCTGTCAACTAATACCATGTTCACATAGTTAGGTACATATCTACATGTATCTGGACCGTACTGCTTATTACCAGTAACTAAGATATCTTTATCAAGTTCATAACCATCATCACAATTCAATAAATACATAACAGCAAACTTTGATAATAATTTCCAATCATCACTGACATCTGTACCATAATAAGCTGGGAAATTACCAGAATAAGCACGATTTAACATATTTTTCCATGCCCTATATGCTTCATATACAGGCGTACCTTTTACAGTTGAATATTTCACATCATTATCACCAACACCACATACGAGTTTTTTACTATTTTTATTCATAACAACACTTCCTTGTTTTAAGTGTACCGGATTCACTTCCGGCTTTATTGAAGTACTGGTACTTACTCGAATAAGTACCAGTACGTTTTTTGGATGCAGTTACCCTATTCACTCCATGTGAATTAATTGCTGCATCCGATTTTAATATTAAGGTTTAGTACTTAATGTACTTACTTCCCTAAAACGATCATTTGATTAATAATATGTTGTATAGCTGCTGGTAAACCTTTTGGTGTAACACCACTATCAACTAAACCTTGTAAGTACTGCATTTGTAACTCTGTTAAACGGACTGTTACTATCCCTGTTTTCTTTTCTTTCATTATTGCCTCTTGTTATTTTGATTTCTTAATTCCAGATTTTGAGCGTAAAAATACCCCCAGACTTGCACTGGGGTATATTGATATTTTCAAGTTAGGGGATACTTCTATATTACTGACACTTATAAGTATAGGTTACGTTTCAAAAACGTTTCAAAAATTAATTTTTTTACCTTCATAGTTATTTATCAACTTCTGATAAAAGTACCTGATAATGAACATTATGCTTTTTGATTCTTAAGTATTTAGTAATACATATTCAAATATGGCTCCAAATGACGTAAAAAAGCCCCTCTACGGGGCTTGCACTTAGTTATTTACATTCAAGCATTGCCTGTTACTTCGATAATAGATTATTTTCATTTTTACGAGCTAACAAAAATGTTTGTTTGAATTTACCGTAATGTTCTGTACCTACACCATTGCGTAAATACTTCACAACCCCTTCTTTGATCTTAGCAGCAATGGTATTACATGTTAGTAATTCATCCATATCAACATATAAGTACTTACCATCAACCTTAAAAGATTCGTGATTTTTTGATTCTATAATCTTTAGGAATGCCCCCATGACTCCATAAACAGTATCATTCATAATTAAAGTAGTACGAGCCACAATAATATTTTCTAAAGTCATTTGTAGAACTCACTTTCTTTCTGTAAGTTGATCCAGTACTTCACTTTTATTTATTTCCTTCATCCTTGATACGGTAAGTATCTATAAAATCCTTTCGCTTTAAACCGCTATCCTCTATCAATGCCGCTACATTAGCAGGTAAAGTACCTTTAACTACAAGTGTATGGCGTTCACCTTTGTAGTTCACAACAACTCTTTCATTGCCACTGGTATTAGGCCAGAACATCTTCCCATCTATTGCGGGGTATCCAACTACAGGCAAGATCTCATCCATTACATGTTTCAGTAATTTCAGGTAGTTTCCTCGCAACGTATCTAACTGTTCAAATATCTTGTTCAGTACATCCGTGCCAAGAGCATTACGAATACCAAGATCGCTTTCAGTACTGTTATCGATACTGGAACTATAGTATTCAATATCAAACTTCCAGTTAGGTTTCCTGTTCTCACCAGAGAATACGAACACAACATCATTACCAATCAGTTTAATCCTGATAGAGATACAGCCATCAACCTTGTCTATTGTCACTTCTTCGATGATTCTATCTATTACACTTCTAATTTTATTGCGTATCTCATTCGATGTATCAATCATCACATTCCATTGAACCATTTCAATGAAATCGAACATTGCAATTTCAAAAGAGCCTTTGCTTTCATAGATAGCTTTTCGTTGAACTAAACGATCAATATCTTTTATTAGTTTTTCTCTTTCTTGCTGTAACTCTATCCCTTTATTGATCATCTGTTCAAGCTGAAAACCCTTCTCAATCGCAAATGTTATATTTGCGATGCTTTTGTCTAATTCTATTAACTTATCGTTTAGTACTTCAATCTGATTTGTAATAACATCAGTATCAAATCCTGTTTTCCTATCTGTATCCATATACCCAATAATAAGAGCAATGATAGTACAATGTTCAATCAGCATCGCATTAACCGACCAACCAGTACAATTATTTTGTAAGTGACGACCATTAGTACAGATGTATCGCGGCTTCCCTTTATTCATAAAAGAGTTCATTGTACCGCCACATCTACCACATCTTAGAATGCCAATACCTGATAACAGCTTGATGTTCACCGTTCCAGTACTGTCTTTCGATTGGTAGGCGTTTTTACTTCGTACTTCCTGTAATTTAAAAAATTCAACTTCATCAGTACATAACGATGGATAATAACCTTTTAGTACATATGTAGTTTCTGGCTCAGTACTTTTATCACTCCATATATCTTGATTGGCTTGTTTCTTCTTACTCGGCTTTTTGTTCAAAACTATAGTACGCTCACCGATTAAAGCCCGGTTTTTACGCATACGGATTAGCATCTGGTAATCCCATTCAACACCACCAACAAAGCCTTTTGGGTACTTGTCGTCTAAGGACCTTTTGACTTTGTACGCACCATGACCAGCCATAAACAGATCAATAATCTCTCTTGCAATAGGCCAGTACTGTTCATGCTTTTTAACAGCTTCGTACTGTGAACCACTCTCATCTATCCACCAGGGATGTTTACCCACACTTTTAATATTCACTGGTAAGCCATCTCTGAATCGCTTAACCAAAGCCTCTACATTCCCCTTTGTCCGATTTGCCTTAGTCTTACTCTCTTCATGACTACGACTGAACAGCAGCAACGAAACCATTAGTTCTGTCGGATTGTCGTTAACAGACTGTAAGGTATAGATTCGCCTATCCATACCAGTTACGACGGTTAAACCCAGGTTCAATAATCGTATAAAAAGTGTTTGTGCTTTTGTCGGTGATTGCCTGGTTATGCGGTCCAAGTTCTCAACATATAACCAAGAATCACGGTCTATCACCCCACCTTCTACCGCCGAAATGAAGTCGGCTAATTTACCCTCATTGGCGTTCTTTCCACGGTATGCACTTACGCCTGGATCGATGATTTCAACCAGCTCTAAACCCTTCTCACGAGCAAAATCACGTGCACTCGACATTTGGCGTTCCAATGTCGTCGAGTTCCCTTGCTTCTCTGAGGACCATCTGACGTATGAATATAATTTGGTCATGTGTATAATCCGCTTTTTCCCGAGCAATGTATTGTACAAAAATATGGCAAAGATTGGATTTATATCATTGGGCTGTCCGAAAAACCTGGTGGATTCCGAACGTATCCTGACCGAACTTCGCACTGAAGGCTATGACGTCGT